CTACTGGTGTACCTGACTAGCGAAGTGCTTTATCTGATACAGCGGGGACAGGCTCATAGCCGAGGCCAAATGCTCCGGCGATAGGTGCGCATACCGCATGGTCATCGTGATCGAGGAGTGGCCGAGGATCCGCTGTAGGGTCAGGATGTCCCCTCCCCCCATCATGTAGTGGCTGGCGAAGGTATGGCGGAGAATGTGGGTCATCTGGCCCGGCGTCTGGAACCCGCAACGCTGATAGGCGCAGCGGAACGCGGCGCGGCAGGACATGAACAGGCGGCCAGATCCAGGCATGCCCATCTTGAATATCAACCTCTCCAACTCGTCCGGGATCGGCACTGATCGGCTCTGCCGATTCTTGGTCCGGTGATAGTGCACCTTGCCGCCATGCACAGCGCCCCGTGTCAGGCTTTCCGCCTCTTCCCAGCGGGCTCCCGTGGCGAGACACAACAGCGCGACCGGATAGGTATGGTTGTTCGTGCTGGCCTTGCACTCTTCCAGCAGTCGAGCGACCTGATCCAGGGACAGAAACGTCAGTTCGACCTGATCCGTCTTGATTTGCCGGACCTTGCCCAGCGGGTTTTCCTTGTGCCAGGAGCCCAGGCGAATCAGTTCAGAGAAGACCGCCGACAAGTAGCGTTGCTCGTGATTGACCGTCTCAGGCTTCACCTCGGTCAAGCGACGTTGCCGGTAGCGTGCCCACGCCAACGAATCGAACTCGAACGCCAGAGGGTTCCCTAGCCGCTTCGCCAGCGCCTCGCAGCGCGCCAAGCGTTGCTTGCCATCCTTCAAGGTGCAGCCGTGGAGGTCATACCAAACCTTCACCAGATCGGAGAGCCGGTCATCCAGCGGTCGGCCCGTCTCGCCCTTCACGGCGAAAAAATCCTGCTCATAGCGAATCGCGGCAGACTTGGTGGCGAAGCCTTTCTTGCGAATCCTGCGCCCGGAACGACCATTCTCATAGAAGTCAGCCGTCCACGTCTTGCCGTCCTTGCGTACCGTCATATCGCATATCCCTTGCGCAGATAGCGATCACACATGAGCTTGTGGATATGCCTTTCCAGATCGCGACGAGTCCAACCCTTGGCGAGATAGTGGTCTTCGATAACGTGCCAGAACTCCAATTTGCGGGCGGACTCAATAGCCTTTTTTGCCGGGACACGCTCCCGCGCGATCAGGCTCACGAACTGGCCGAGGAACATCTCGCAGTTACGTCCACTGAAACCCTTGGCAGTCTTGTAATAGCGCCGATACTCGGTGCGCTCGATCAGCGGATCGCACTCGACTTGGACGCGAGCATCCTGGCTGATCAGGCTCCAGAAGGCGTCATACATGCCCTCCCGAGAGAGCACACGGAATGCCTCGCAGGCATAGTTCCACAGCCCCTGTAGGTGCGGGCAAAGGCCCTCGTAGGTGCGGCAGCCGATGACCTCTCCCGAGGCCATACGCGAGCCTTCGGAGAACTGCTGGACGATGGAGTGGTGATAGCGAAACTCGATCCGCCACACCGTTTCCAGGGGGTTATAGGCCGGGTCGCCATCACCGAACGGATCCCCGTTCAGGGTGGCCCACACGCTTTCCCAATAGTCGAGCTTGTCGGTGGCCCGAGCCTGGAGGGTCTTGTTATAGATTGACAGTTGCAGGCCGTTGGCCGAGCCGAACATGTACGTCTCGCCACGCCCGTAGACCGAGGCGTTGCCGTCGAACTCGATCCGCTCGATCCCACTGATTTGCCGTACCCGACGCGAGCGGCAGTGCATGCGATCAACGAGATCAGCCGGAGGCGTCCAGCCCTGCACATCCAGCGCGATATGCACGGCTGCTTGGTTGGTCTCGCAGTGACTCAGCACCGCTGCGGCCAGGTCATCCAGCACGCCCTGGAGGATACGCGGGTCGGCGCCGTCAATGGCGTGGGGCGACACCTCGATCTTGAGGTGCGAGCCAATGGTGTCGACCTTGATGTTGTGGTTCTTGATCAGCAGGATCAGGCCCATTTCGGCGTTCTGCAGGCGGTACTGATAGCCAGAGTCGCGACCGATACGGCCCTTGGACCATTCGTAGCCGGCGAACTCGACCACATCCACCGACAGGTCAAACAGCGCCATGACTTCCGGCCGGAGCTTGCCGTTGTACAACTGCCGCACGGTGTCCACGCCACACCGCAGGATGCGCACGCCTGACAGGTCGGTGAACTGTCCATTGAGCGGGTCCATGAAAAGCATCCCCTTCGGGGACTTGTGGAAATCCCCGTTCTCTTCGAGGACCAGTCGCGTTGGATGGATCGGAGTTTTCATATTCTTTACCCGTTAATGAGGTTCTATGGGGTTGCTGATCGGGGGTTATCTGACGTGTTACAGGGGCGTCGGCCGGCCCCGCCGTGGCGCTTGCTCACTCCGAGACGAGCCGTTCGCGCGCGCCCCGGCCAGGCCGGCTACAGCGGCCATACCGGCCCCGTCGGCGTCACCGCCACCGCGAAGAAAAAGCCCGCCAGATAGGCCAGGAACGCCAGCCCCAGGGCGGCGAAATAGCTTGTCCAGTTCATCGGCTCCCCCTCAGTTGATCGAGCGCGGCAAGCGGCTGGTGTCAGGAACCACCGTCACCCGCACGGCGGCGCTGTTCGCGGCGGCGGGCGGCACGTTCGGCGCGGCGGCCTGAGCCGGCGGCGCATTGCCCAAGGCGTTACGCCCCGCGCAGGCGGCATAGCCGGACCAACCGCCCTTGAAGCTCAGTTCCGCGGCGCAGTTGCCCCGCGGCACCACGGCATAGCCGGTGTCGGTCAGGTCGCGATCGGTGAGAGTGAATTCGCTGCCGTCCTGGCCTCGGACGGCAAACAGATAGGTGCGGCGCCCGGAGGCGGACAGCAGGGTTGCCTTGACGATGAAGTCGCGGCCGGCGAAGGGATGGCCTACAGGAGCAGCGCCCGGAACGCCTGCGTGCCCAGGTACATCATCAGCAGCATCAGGACCAGCCGCACCAACAGCACGCGCAGCACCCACAGCAGGACCGGCTTGAGCAGGCGCAGCAGTTCCAGCAGCAGACGGCGATACAGGGTCGCCCATGAGCAGACGAGGTCCGCCGTCATAAACCACAGACCCAATAGCAAGGGCCGGAATTGCCATGAATAGAAGAATCTTAGGTTGTCTAAAAAGGCTCTTGCCGGCGATGGTGTCGGTGACGGAGCCGGTGGCTGTCGATTCATAGAGAGCGAAGGTCTCCTGGCGGATTTTCTTGATCTCGACGATCACGTCGCGGGCCGGCGGTTTGTTGTCCTGCGCCGAGTGCTGGCTTTCCTTGTAGCGGCCCCGAATGCCGATGACGGCGAGGTTGGAGTGCAGATAGGCCTTTTCCGCCGTCATGCGGATGTCGTCGCGGATATAGGCGATGTTCGGCGTGGTGAGGATGATGTCCCAGTTGAAATGCCGGTGCCGGGTCCAGGCATCCAGCCAGCCCATGGGCCGCCCGGCTGCCTTGGCCGCTTCCGGGCCGTCCGGGAAGTCGAAGCGCTTGAGGTCGGCTTCGCGCCAGGACTTCAGAAAGATCAGCTGGGTTTCGTCGAAAATGATGAACGCGCCACGCGGCGCCCACATGAACCAGGTGCGCATCTTTTCCATATCATCCAGGTCCTCGAGGTCGAGGTTGATGACGTCGCAGCTGGAGGGCGTCTCCGGCATCACCTGGAAGATCCGTTCGCGGGTCAGGCCGCGCACGTTGGTGATGATGACGCGGCCTTTCTTGATCGCGGGGATCAGGTCATCTTGGATCGCGCCGGAGGTCTTGTAGGAGCCGTTCGGGCCGTGATGAATCTTGATCGCCATGTCACTTACCTATGAAGGGGATGAAGGACATGGAGAAGCGCGTACCAATGGCGGCGAAGATCATGTTCACCGCGTCCGGCAGACCGAAGAACGCCAGCAGCGAGCGCAGGTCGCCGTCCAGGGACGAGTAATAGGACGTGATGGTCGAGCCGATACCGATGCCGCCGACGACTTCGCGGAACGCCTTGTAGCCGATTTCCGCGACGAACAATTGCATCTCGAACCAGCCCTTGATGGCCATCTTGGTCAGCAGGACAAAGGCGTCGGTGACAAAGTCATAGACACCGCTGTAGAGGAAGTCCCAGAGGGATTGCATCCAGGCGAGAATGTCGGAGAGAAAGGGAATGTCCATGGCGTTTCCTCAGGAGCGATAGAAAACGATCCATCCGGCCAGCATCGCGGCGATGAACAGCACCACGTAGCGGATGACGGAGAGTTCTTTGGCGTATTCGGTCAGACAGACGTCGAAGCGTTGGCCGAGGGCGGTAAAGTCCCAACACGGCAGGGAGCCGCCGCCAGTGCCCAGGTGAATATCGAACTTGGAAGCGAGGACGCTTTCGAACTTGCCTTGCAGTTCCTGGAAGTCCTTTTGCGCCTTGGCAATGGCGTCGTCGTATTCCTTGATGGTCTTGTCGAAGGAACCTTGCTTCGGCTCTTTCAGGCCGCCCCCGCCGGAGCCGTCGCCGCCATCGCTACCAGCGCCGCCGTCGGAACCAGAACCGTCACCATCGCCGCCGCTGTTGCCATCGCCATCGCCATTGCCGTCGGGAGGGTTGCCGCCACCGCCGCCGCCACCTCCTCCACCGCCGCCACTGGAGCCGTTGTCGCCGCCACCGGGCTTGGTGCCGCCGTCGCTTCCACCGTCGCCGCCGGGCGGGTTGCTGCCACCATCGCCCCCAGTGCCGCCGTCACCACCCGGAGGCGGACCGTCGCCCGGACCCACGTCGCAGCCGAAGGCACAGGAGCCATTGGAGGTGAACCAGTTGCCGGTGAACGAGCCGATGACCCGGCAGAAGGTTCCACCGGTTTCGCCCTCAGCGGGGCCGATACAGCCGTCAATCGCGCTGACGGCAATCTCGCAGCCGAGGTAGTTGATGAAGCGAGGAATGGGCGCTTGGTGGCCGCCCTTTTCATACAGCGAGCCCTGGAGAATCTTGCACTTGTTCTCCTTACACTCGCCGGTCTCTTTGTTGTATTCGGTGTCGGCTGGACAGGAGTCACCCGAGCGAAAAAGCCTCCAGTTATCGCAGTCCGAACACTCCCTAACGTTGTTCGGATTGTTTCGATCAACATACTTGACGTAACAAAAGCCCTCGGCTCCATTCAAACGTGCCACATGGGCCTCGACGAATTGCCAGGACGAGTTTCTATCCGCGAGGACCCTAGCGGCTTCGCATGCAGCTGCGGCACTAGGCTCTGCCACGTCATATCCGGCAACCTTCCAAGAATAGGGCGCCGCACTCAAGCCGGAGCAACCCAGCCCCAAGCACAGCAAAAAGAGCCACGTCAGCCGATTCCTCATAACGTTCCCCGTTCAGCAAAAAAGCCCCCTGCCGGAAACTCCGGAGGGGGCTTCCGTTTCGGTCGCCACTACTGGTATTGCCCGACCTTGAGCCCTGAAATCAGGGAATAGGCCATGAACGCACCCAGCATGAGAGACCAGATCACGTCAGGCCTTGCGCATCGCGCCGATAACCAGGGCGAGGCCGACCAGCACCGCCACGGCGGCGATCACCAGCTTGGCCACGGACGAGCCGTCGGTGCCGGCTTGGGTCAGCACTTCCTTGGTAGTTTCGTCGAGCAGCGATTCGGCGAAGGAGACGTTGGCCACGGCCAGGCCGACGGTGGCGATGGAAGCGTTGCGGAACAGGGTTTTCATTTTTTCCATGATTGGAACCTCATTAATTACGCGCTTTGCGCATGGCGGAAATGATCAAGCCAGCCCCCAAACCAACGGCGAACAGCCCGATGGTCCCGGCGAAGCCGAGGCGGAAGGCCGACGGGTCGAAACCACCCATCAGCAGAGTCAAATAGCCCTCTGCCTCAGGCGGCAGCAGGTAGGTCTGTATCCACTCAAGGTGCGTACAGCCGACCGTGCCGTCCGCGTTCTGGACCCAGGTCTTGCACACTTGAACCGATACAGAGCCTTCCATTCGTGCAGTCCTCAAACAGCCAGGGAGGCCGCTAGGCCGTCGATCCAGCCCCAGGCGTAGCCGGTGGCCAGACCTACCGCGAACAGCGAGAGATAGCGGAGCATCGCGGCCTCCTACGGCTTACGCCTTGGCGTCCGGGGACTTGTCTTGTTTGTCCTGGCCCTGCGGCTGCTGGGCCGGGCGCGGGGCTTGGGCCTGCGCTTGCGGGCGGGCCGGGGCTTGGGCGGTCGGCGCCATCGGCTTGCCGCCCACGGCCAGCAGATCCACGAGGACCTGGGTATTGGTGATGTTGCCGAAGCGATCCTTGGTCGGACGGACCAC